ATAGTGGGGCCGGGGCTGGCCCCGGCGGCTGCCGCATCGGCCATGGCCCAGGTGGACGCGTACGCGGGCGCGGCGTCACTGGCAGTCGGCGCGTGGAACGTTCCGCAAAATATGCCAGCCAATCTTCACGCGGGCGAAATGGTTGTCCCGGCTAACTTCGCGTCTGGGCTGCGCGGCGGAGGTTTGGGGGGGCCGCAAGTGTCAAATTCGGTCACGTATTCGCCCACGGTTAACGCGTCCGGCGGCATGCAGCCCAGCGAAGTTCAAAGCATGCTTAATACTCAGTTTCAAGAAATGATCACGTATTTTCAAAACATGTTTCGCAATGGTAATCTATCATTGCCTGGAAGGGCCTAAGTATGGCCCTTATCGTGTATGATGGGTTTGACCACTACAACAACGGCTCCGATTTTACGCAGCGTACGGGAACACTGCAGTGGGCATATCAATCTTACCCTAATTTTGTGTCGCCAGGTAGGAACGGGTATGGTAAATTGCTAAATGTGGGCGGCACCACGGTGTATGGTACACTAAACGTTCAACTGCCCACAATAACTCTTGGCGTGGCGGTAAATTTTACAAATGGCACCGGGAATGTGTATTTTTATTTGAATGATGTTGTGTCTGGTGCGTCCCAGCTAACTTTAGTTTTTAGCCCCCTGACTAACTTGATAAATATATATAGGGGTAACAGCTTTGGGGGATCTGTGCTGTTGGCCACCGGGCTTAATGCCATAGTGGCTAACGGGTGGAATTTTATTGAGTTTCATTCTACCATCAGTGCCACGGCTGGAACACTGGCGTTAAGAGTTAACGGCCAGGCCATACCCAGCGTACCGGACCAAACGGGCATAAATACGTTTAACTCCAACGCTAGTAGTGCTACTGTATCCGCAATTGTAATGCAGGGAGACGGGGGCCACACAACGTACGTTGATGATCTTTATATTTGTGATGGCACCACCGGCCCAGGCTCCTACCCCAACAATTTATTTGTGGGGGACAGCAGGTGCTCGACACTTTTCCCGGATGGTAATAGCTCGGTTACCTGGACACCATTAACGGGGGCCAATTGGCAGGAGGTTTCCGAGACTGCCATGGACAGCGACACCTCGTACAACCGTACGAACACTGCGGGGGCGCAGGATAGTTTTAACTTCAACACGCTGGCCTCCGATATAAACCAGGTAATCGGTATACAAGTTACGGTGGCGTTGCGCAAAGAAGACGCGGGCGCTCGAACAGTGGCACCTGTACTCGTTATAGGTGGCACCACGTATCAGGGCACGGCGGTGTCGGTGGACACTACGTACTTGTACATTACGTCATTGTGGCCCATTAACCCGCATACGAGCGCCAGCTGGACTGCGGCGGACGTTAACGGCCTGCAAGCCGGTTACGTGGTGGTGACGTAGTGTGTCCGGCACTACTTATACCCGCGTTTCGCAGGCCGTTGTCGAGGCGCTGGGCGACGGCACCGCGCTTCCTGTCCGTGTTTCTCAAGTTGTTGTCGAGGCGCTGGGCGACGGCACCGCGCTTCCTGTCCGTGTTTCTCAAGTTGTTGTCGAGGCACTTGTTTCAACAAAGGTTCTGCCAATGCCAAGTGTATACCCAACATTAAACGGGCTTTCGTACAGCGTCATCAAGCGCCCAATCGGCAATGTTGGCATAGCGGAATCCACGTCCGGTGGAGAGGTTCGGATAAATTATTGGAATACGGTATTGTGGGAATGGGACTTAACATATGAATACCTGCCCGATTTTACCGGTACCGGCGGCACCACCGCGTCCGATTTGAAAACTTTGATGGGGTTTTACGCGTCCACCGGGGCGGGATTTTCGGCTTTCTGCTTTACCGATCCCGACGACTGCCAAGTTCTGGGTCAAATAATCGGTACGGGCAATGGCACGACCACACTGTTCTATTTAACCCGCACGTACGGCTTAGCTGCGTACGGCACAACCACCGACAATATTGGGTACGTTAATTTGACGGGGCCGGTGTTAAATGGTAATGCCAATTTTAACGTCTATGTCAATGGCACATTGACCACGGCTTATACCATCGTTCAAACCACGCCCATGGCACAGTATATAGTGTTTTCCACCGCGCCCGCTGCCGGAGCGATTATTACCGTGGATATGTCGTTTTACTATTGGGTCCGTTTCTTGGATCCGAAATATGATTTTGAGAAATTCATGAATAAATTGTGGTCCACCAAAAAAATAACACTTCACAGCCTGAGGTACTGAATATGCGCGCCGCGTCTTCCACGCTCCAATCTTTTTTGCTAAGCAAAACGCCATTCTGGTCCGCTGACCTATACACCATCCAACTTACCAATGGTCAAACGCTGCGGCTGACCAGCGCCAGTCAAAATATAACAGCTAATGGCTATGTATTTTTATCCACCACGCCCGCCATTAAGCGCGGCACGTGGTCAGTTAAATACACCCAGGAAGTCCCCACGCTGGATTTTAATATATACAGCACCGGAACCGACTACCACGATGCACTTGGAAATGTGGTCAATTTAAAGGAATTGGCCCACCAGGGCATATTTGACTACGCGTATGTGCAGCTGGATCGCGCTTTTATGCCAACGTTTGGGGATGTGTCATTAGGCACGGTTCTTATATTCGGTGGCCGGACCTCGGGCATAGAAATTACCGCGCTGGGCATAAAGATGTCGGCCAAGGGTGACAATGTGCTAATGCAACAGTATATGCCCAAAAACATCTATTCATTGGGTTGCATACATATGCTATTTGATTCCGGGTGTGGCCTGAGCCAATCCGCGTTTACTATTACGCAAGCCGTGGGAACCGGCCCCATCAACTCAATATTTTTGCCATGGAGTAGCGCGCCATCCACACCGTCTAATTATTTGAACGGAACAGTCACCATCACGAGCGGCCAGGCCGAGGGCCAAACACGTTCCATCATAGCCGTAAGCAGCACGGGGCTACAATTAGTGTATCCTTTATATAACATCCCAGCGGCGGGCGACACGATGGCCGTGACCCAGGGGTGCCAAAAAAACATGACAGTTTGCAAAAACCAGTTTAACAATTTGACGCATTACAGGGGGTTCCCATATATCCCCCCTGTCGAAACCGCTTACTAGCCGTTAGGAAAACCAACGTGGAAAGCCCTAAAGCCATCCAACCTCAGCTCCGGCCCGGTGTGCTACCAGTCACCGAACAAATTGAAAGTTTGTACCGCCGCCGCGTGGTTGAACAAGCGCAGTCCTGGATTGGCACGCCATACGTTAAATTGGCCGCACGTAAAAGAGTTGGCGTCGATTGCGCGATGCTTATGGTGCGGTGCTGGGTTGACGCTGGTGTGTATGAGGAATTTGACCCTAGGCCGTACCCACCGGACTGGCACTTGCACCGGTCAGAAGAGCGATATTTGGCATGGTTAGACACATTGGGCACCCGCGTTGACACCCCCCAGGCGGGCGACTTAGTGTGTTATAAATTCGGTCGATGCTACTCGCATTCCGGCATTATATCGCGGCCAGGTTATGTAATACATTCCGCCGCGTATCTGGGCCAGGCAGCGGAAACAGAGCTTAGGGATGGCCATTTAGTGGACCGTGGCCCCATATATTTTGATCTGTGGGAGAAATACAGATGACCGGAGCCATCAGCGGCAGCGGGGCCAATTCTAAAGCCGCGCCCCGCTACACCATGATGAATATCCAAACCTCGGCTCAGGGGTTGGTTATACCAATTTGTTATGGGCGCAGCCGTATAGCGCCGAATTTAATATGGTATGGCGGGTTTAAATCGGTGGCTGCCAAACAAGGCGGTAAAGGCGGCGGGGGCGGCAAAGGGGCCAGTTCGTACACATACTACGCCGATGTAATATTAGGTTTGTGCGAAGGCGTAGTTACCAACGTTTTCCAAGTCTATAAAGGTCAATCGGCGCAGCTGTTGTCCCAGGACAACATGATACTGTTTGAAGGTGGCCAGGGCCAGGCACCATGGTCCCATTTAACTTCGGCGTATCCAACGCAAGCGCTTAGCTACAGTGGCACCGCTTATGTGGCAGCCGCGCAGTTAAATTTGGGTAGTTCGCCCGATCTGCCCGATTACGCATTTGAAGTCGCGGCGACGCTGTGGAACAGCATTAGCGGGCTGGACGACGCCAATCCTGCTGATATTATGTACGACTATATAACCAATCCGTACTACGGGTTGTCGCCCAACGCCACGTGGCTAGACGCGGCGTCCTTGCAGCAGTACCGCTCTTATTGTGGCGCGCAGGGTATATTGTTTTCGCCATACTTTAGCGAACAGGAACAGGTTACCAACACGTTTCAACGCTGGTCACAAATGACCAATTCGTTTATATTCTGGTCGGGCAATGTTCTTAAATTCGTGCCGCTTGGCGCGACAGCCTTAACCGGTAACGGGTACACCTATACACCGCAAATAACTCCGGTTTACAATTTAACGTACGACGACATTATAGCCGAGAGCCGTGGCAAAGAACCTGTTACGGTTAGCCGCGTAGACCCGGCTGACGGGTACAACCAGGTTCAGCTGGATATTCGGGATAGGAACAACGCCTATAACACCACGTCCATTTACTGGTCGGACCCGGCTTCCGTTAATCAGTACGGCCAGCTGCAATCCAACATAATCGAAGCCACCGAAATATGCCTCCAAAGCGTGGCCAATATAGCGGCGTCCCTGTTGGGTCAAAGATCGGTTTATGTTCGGAATACATACACATTTAAGCTTGGATACGGTTTTGTGCTATTGGAACCTGGCGATATCGTCACCATCACGGAACCGAATATAGGTCTAAATCGGTTTCCGGTGCGCATACAAAGCGTACAAGAGGGCGATGATCAGATTTTAACCATCGTGGCCGAAGAATTTCCAGCGTCCATAGGTATACCCGCTCAGCTGACCTACCAGCCGTCTGTTTCCAACCCCACTTACGACCCCAATACGCCGCCGGGGAATGTTAACCCGCCAGCTATTTTCGAGCCTAACGCCATGCTCAGCGGTGGTCCACCGCAAGTGTGGGTGGGACTTTCCGGCGGCGCGTACTACGGCGGTTCCGAAGTTTACATATCGTTTGACGGCGTTAATTATAGTGGTATCGGTTCACAGGCCCCGCCAATTAATCAAGGAACATTGGTAAACAACATAGGGTCGTCATCCTCCACCCTGGACACTAGCAGCACGCTGGTGGTAAATATGCTGGGTGTGGGTTCTCTTCCCACCACGGCCACGAACGCCGACGCGGCGGCGGGGCGCACTCTCTTACTGGTTGACCGCGAATTGATGGCATACGGTACAGTGAGTGTTGGTACTATTGCCAGCCAGTACGATATCACCTATTTGGAAAGGGGGCTATATGGCACAGCCATCGCTCCGCACTACGCGGGATCAAACCCGGTAACGTCCCATGATGCCCCCACGGGGTCCACAGCGCTTACCTTTTCATCCGCGCCCAGCGTGGGTGTAGGCCAGTTTTTGCCTGGTGTGCCAGCTGGTATAGCCCCCGGAGCGGTCATAACCGGTGTTTCCGGCACGGTGATAACCATGGACCAGCCTACTATCGCCGATGTACCAGCCGGGTCCACGGTTACGGCTTTGGGCGCGCTGGTGTCGCGCATAGATGAAAGCATAATGTTTGAATACAATCTTCCGGCTCAGTACATTAACTCCAAGCTGTATTTTAAATTCGCTGCCGTCAACGTATTTGGAAATAACATTGAAGCATTGACGCTAGCGGATGAATATACATACACCCCGGCGGGTGTTCAATACACGGTGTACCCGCCAACTGGGTTAACTGCTGTTCCTTCCGCGTCTGGCGCAACGCTGTCTTGGACGCCCAACCCCGCGTCAAATACGACGTACTACGAGGTATATGTCAACACGGTAAACAACTTTTCAACCGCCACCGCGTATGTCTATACCACGGCTGGGACAGGACAGACGCTAGTAGGGCTGACGCCTGGCACAACGTACTATTTCTGGGTGGTGGCCGGAAATTCGGTTAACGTCAGTAGCCCGTCATCATCGGCCACGTGCGCGGCGGGCGCGGCGGGGTCAGTAATGTCGGGGGGTTCCGCTGCTTCTACTATCACCCCGGGTACAGGCGTCATGGGCACGGTGTCCGGCGGCGCGCTTACCATATCCGCTACCGGCATAGACCTTATAGAAGGGTCCTCCACGTTCGGGCCGTTTATCACCATAGACATAGGCCCCGGGCTAACTGCTAACAGCACCGGTACCATAAGCGCCACGGAAGGCGTGGTATCTAGTGGAACTCTTTACCCCACTTTGGCGTCTGGTACCAACATTAATTTTTCGGGCACGGGGTCCACTCTTACCATAGCCACCACGGGCACGCTTCCCGGAAATGTAACGGTTCAAAATAACGGTACTTCGGCGGGTGTCGCGGGAACCCTGGATGTTGTAGGTAACATCACGGCGTCAGTAGCCGGGGGCGTGGCCACGATTAGTTCAACTGGCAGCGCCCCGTTTTTATCGCTGTCATCTTCCGCCACGCTCACGCACGCGCAAACAAACAGTAACGTATCCACTACCGGATTTACAGGCAGCGGAACAATTACTTTAGGGACCGCGCCCACTGCTGGCGACAACTATACCATTTATGGCAACGCTTCATATGCCATAACTATCACGGCGGCTTCGGGTTCCATACTTTTCCCGGACGGGTCGTCAGCGGCGTCGTACGCGCTACCTTTATCCAGCACGGACTTTATATCCCTGTTGTCGGATGGTACTAATTGGCGCGCGGCTACCTCCGGGCGAAACATAGTGGCCAATGCTGTCAATGCCAATGAGGCCGCAGCGATTGGTCAAATTCTAGGCGGCATCCCAGCTAATGTCTATGTAAATAAATCGTCCGTTCGGGCTTACAGTACCGTGTATACTAATTCCACGGGGAGGGCCATCTATGTTACCACAATCGGTTATAATAGTTCCGCTGGGGCTGCAACTTACGCTTTCGTAAATGGCACTCAACTCGTTTTTTATCAAAATGCCCCCACAGCTTTGGTTAACATACCGGTTCTATTTATAGTCCCGCCCGGCGGCACATACGCCGTGTACTGGACAAGTTCCAGCACTTCATCGCTCAGCCAATGGTGGGAATATTGACACCCCACCATTGACTACACTTTGGGCATATCGTATAATGCCATATAATCACGGAGGACCACATGCAGTACTATTACGATACGGCCACCAATCAGCAGTATTCTTTCGAAGACGATGTTGTGGTCACCGGTCAGCCGGGTGCCCTGGTCTTCACGGCGGCGCACGGCGCGGTGCTCGGCCCGTATCCCTCTACCATGGTAGCTGGTATGGTTCCCCCGCCGCCATTGGCCGCGCAGCTGGCTACGGCTCAGGCCGTTCAAAATAACATATTAACCCAGGCATGCGCATCCGCTATCGTGTCAGGGTTTTCTTCGTCGGCTTTGGGATCGGAATATCAGTATCCAAGCGATGTGAACACCCAATCAAACATCGACCGGGCCAGCGCGTCGGGCGGATATTTGTGGTGCGCCCCAGCTTCGAACGCGTGGGGTCTAGTGTCTCATACCCAATCCCAAGCCGCCCAGGTGCGCACCGATTTATGGTCTTATATCCAAACTCAGCAATCAAAATTGGCCACGCTGCGCCAGCAAATCGCGGCGGCCACCACGGTGAGCGCGGTACAAGCGGTGACTTGGTAAAACCACGGTTAATTGTTACGTAAAGATTGACCTTACCGCGCATCTATGATATAGTTCTGTGTCAATTCGGGGCGTGATATGAAAATTGTAGCAGCCATGTGTGCGTTTATGATGTTCGGGTCAAATTTAGCGGGGGCAGTGGTACAAAGCAGTTTATAGGTACGCGCGTTTCTTTCACTCAACTAATGTGTGGTAGATGTTCAATCCAATCCTATATTGAATGGCTGTCTTTTTTATGGTATGATATGCCATCCATATAGGAGCACAACCATGACCGATTTTTCCGTTCTAGAACCCGTCATAGATACCGTGGTCATTACGGTAACCGGCGGGGCCATTACATGGCTGGCCAACCATATCATACAAATTATGCCCGCGCTGTCTGGTGTTATCACGGCCAGCCGCGTGCAGCAGGCCGAGGAAGCCATTTCCAATGTTCTGGTTTCCAAAGTGAACGACATAGCATCCGGCAAGACAACCATTCAGGCCGAGGCAAAAAGTGCTATGTCCACGTTATCCACGCAGGCGCGCGCCGCGATGGACGGCCAGGGCACCACCGAGGAAATGTTGGCTGCGCGAGCCATCGGCAATGCTTTGGTCAAAATCGGTACCGTGACAGCCACGCCGCCGGTTGCCAATTCCACAACAAAATAAAGGATACGTGCCATGACTGCCACACGCACAGTAAACGCCTCGGTTACTACCGAATCCATCGTGCCCCAGGACGACAAGGGCCAGGTGAAATACAACAGCACCAACCCCACAACGGTTTACCTGCAGGCGGGTTCGCCATCGATCGGTTTGGACGTGGCATCCAAGGGATCAGGCACAGTAACATTCTATCCCTTGAACGGTGCCACCATCAATGGCAGCACGACGCCGTTTCCATTGACGCAAAATACATCGTACCGTCTTTGGACGTCCGGCACGGATGGCAAAAATCCGGCGGATTGGTACATTAAATAAACTGTAATCCACCGGAAACTAGACGAATTAACGGTTATATGTTATAATCGGTAACGTAACGGTTTATGGGGAAATTCGATATGAAACGATTTATTTTGCCCGCTGTTCTACTGGTATCGCCAATCGCCTGCACCACGTCCAACGGCACCGTCACTGTCAATTTGGGGAATACTCAGGCCGAGGCCACCGCGATATACGCGGCGCTGTCCCCGTTTGTGAGTTTGGTGTCGAACCCCAGCGAGCAAACCGCGTATGAGACGCTGGGCGTCGCCGTCAAGGCGTACGCCGGGCTGCCCAATGGTACGATGCCCACCGCCACGGCGATTTCAGCCCTGACCAGCGACTTTTCGTCCGTGCTCAGCCAGGTAAGCCTGCCCTCGGATACGAAGCTGGCCATCGACGCGGGGCTGGGCCTTATCGACGCGCTCGGCACGGGCGTGACGAGCGTGCCCGTCCCGGCATCCGCCGGGGCCACCACCGGGTCGGCACCGGCTGCGGGCGAAGTAGTACCAGCCCCGATATCGATACCGCTGTCGTAAGTTCAGCAATTGCTACTATTACCCGACTTTCTGGAAGGCGTTCATCTGGGGAGCAAATGTTCCCTGGATCTTCCCACGCGCCCGCCCCAGATTGTTTCTTCCTTGCCTTCGTCCTTTGGCCGTATGCAAAGCGCGGTGCGCATCAAGGGGCACAACGACATTTACCCCGACTGTGTGTTCGTGGCCGCGTGCAACGCGGCCCGCACCGTGTTCGCGCGCTGTGGCATTGAAGACAAAATCACGGAAGATACCCCTCTACAGCTCCACGAACAATTGGGGGGACTGGTTCCGGGAGAACCGTCCACGTACAAAGGGTATGACCCTGAAAAATTCTTTGATTGGTGGCTATCCAACGACATATGCGGAGCCAAACTGCATTCCGTGGCCCGTATTGACAATACCGATATAAACGAAGTCCGGCGGGTTATCGTGGCCATGGGCGGTGTGTTCTATGTGTTTAACATGTCGGTGGATCAACAAAACCAAACCGTTTGGATGCCAACTGGAATACCCGGCACGTGGGACGAACACGCGGCGTGGGGGGACCAGTACACCGGCAATCTTAATTGGGCCACGACATGGGGGGAAGGCAAACCAATCCACAAATTGTACGTCACCAGCCCCAAATTTACGCTAGCCGCATACGAATTACTCATCGATGTCGGATGATGCTGTGCAAAATGCAATTAACGCCTTGGCAGCTCGGGTGACACGGCTCGAAGACCATCGAGTAGCTGATGTCCGAGAGGGTGATATGAGGTACGCCGAAACGTCAAGAACCCTAGCTGATATTCGGAGCCTGATCACCACCGAACGCGAAGAGCGCAAACAAGTTGACGAAAGCCGAGTGTCCAAGCTGGACAGTATTGAAAATATACTGGGCGAAGTGCGTATAAACACGGCATTTCGTCAAGGGGCCATCGACCAAAACATTAAAATGCGCGGCGCGCTGTTCACTTTGGCCCTTACCATAGTGGGCGGCACGATAGGTTTATGCGCCCAATAAATATACGAATGGGTAAGGCACAAATTTTTTAATTAGGGTTGCACGTAAGCATTCGGCGTGCTTTAATACGCTCAACCGTGCGCGGCGGCACCGCGTTGACCATTGAAGGAAACCCAATATGTCCGAAGAAACCGTGATTGAACATCCGCTCGATCCCACCGGCACCACCGTTGTGGAAGGCCCGCTGACTGACAATACCATTCACACGACCGGCACCGTTGACAGTGACGGTACGGTTAACACCGTGGGGACAGTCGGCACCCAGGCGCGGGTAATGTCGCCGCTCGACCCGGATGCCTTGTCCCCGGTGAACGCCACGGGAGTTTCAACTCCCCAAAACGTGGCCCGGGCCATGACACCGGCCAAATCTCAGCTGCTGGGCGAGTTTGAAAACTTGCTGCACGGCGTGCCGGATGACCTGGCACACGACAAGGAAGCGATGATGGTTTGGGTCAATGGTGAAATCGCGCGGCTGCGCATTCTCAACAAAGCATGAGCACGACGACCATACAGGACGCCGCCCAGGAGGCGGCGTCCATCGCGGCGGGCTTTGAAGGTTTCAGCCCCACCCCGTACCAGGACGCAAACGGACTATGGACGTATTTATTTGGCTCGATATACGATTTGGCCGGAAATCGGGTAACTGCTAATACAGTGCCGGGCACTCGCCAACAGGGGCTCCAACTTCTCGCCCGAGATATGACCAACGCTGTTGTCCACATAATAAAGACGGTCAAGGTCCCCCTTAATCAGGACAAAATCGCCGCGCTGGCAGACTTCATTTATAATCTCGGTGAAGGCACCTTCGATGGGTCCACCCTGCTCAAGCGCCTCAATGCAGGCGATTACGCGGGGGCTGCAGCCGAAATCGATTTGTTTGATCACGCAGGCGGCAAGGTACTCGCGGGCCTGCTCCGCAGGCGTCAACTCGAAACGGCGCTTTTCGAGAAGCCCGTGCTTCCCCCCGCTCCC